ATCCGTCGGGCGCGATCCCCGACGCGGGCCTCGATACGGGGGAACAGCGGAGCCACGCGGGTATCCCAATCGCGGACATCCTTGAGGTCGGCCTCGACGACGAGCTGTTCGTTACTGCCAGTGGCGACGTGGATCGTGACCTTCACTGTTGCCCTCCTGTGCGAATGGATACCGGAAGCCCGATGAAGGCGTCCGGGTTGTCGAACGTATCGTTGGGAACCTGCACCGTGCGGCCCCCGCTGAGGATGATATGAGAGCGTTCCTCGCGGAGCCCGCGCTCCTCGCGGATGTTGCGGTCTTCGTTCTCACGCAGCGACGCGGCGAGGGAGGCTTCCACCTCGACGACACCGGGGCCGTAGGACACCCCATTGATCGTGTGCTTGATCGTGAGGGAGACGCGCTGCGGGCCCTGCGGGACTTCCGGGGCCTTCTTGCGACGGGTGACGAGCTTGCGCCGGGGCTTGGGAACACGCCGTCGGCGTCTAGCGGGAGCTGGAGGTGGACTAGTTACCGGGGGAAGAAACGAGAGCTGCTCGGTCAAGGGAAGTTCCTTACTGCGGGGCTCGATCCGGATGAGCCGGGGAGCCCCGCCCAAAGGGGGATCAGCCTAGCTAGGCTAGGCCGGGAGGTTGGCGCTGTAGGCCGAGTTGCACTCCAGGCGCGCGAGGAACGAGTTGTCGATCAGGAAGGACTTCCACATGATCTTCGACCCGACCTTACGACCCTGAGCGAGCGGATTGGCCCACGAGGCACCCGCCGGGGTGATGTAGCTCTCCATCGACATCCCGTTCAGCTCGACCCGGCCGAAGCCGTCCTTGCCGAACACGAAACCGAAGAAGACCTCCTTACCGGAGGCCGGGGGACTCGGAGGCGTTGCAGCCGTGCCGCCAGCATAGAGCCCGTTGAGGGCACCGCTGACGCCGCTAGCTGCCAGGGTCGCCACGAGCTTGTCCGGAGCACCCGTACCGTTGCCGGTGTAGACCTCGTAGACGTAAGCCGTCGAGGTCGGAGCCGTCACCGTGGCGGTATCCGTCACGTTCGTAGCGATACCCGAGACCTTCCGCTGATAGCCCGTGGTGATCTCACGGGCCACGACCTGCACTTGCCGCGAGCCAGCCGCAGCCGAGAGCTGAGACTTCTCGGCCGTTGCCGCGCCCGTGTCCGGAGCTGCCACACCCTTGAAGATCGGGAGGAACTGACCACGGACCCACCGAACGCCCATCCAGATACCGATTTCGCCGTACTCCAGCGGCCGAAGGTTACCGGCGTAGGAGTTGGCGTTGATGAACGTCTGATCGGACCCGACGAGGTCAGCTTCGACCTGCGGGGGAATGACACCGCCGTACAGAGCACCCTCGTAGTCAGGCGCACCATCCGCGCGGAGGGAGGCCGTCATACCGAGCACGTCAGAGGTGACCATCTTCTTCGAGCCGTCCAGAGCCGCACGGTTGGCGGCAGCCGACCCGAAAAAGACCTTGGTCCCCGACAGGAGCACCTTGCCCATTTCGCGCTCCAGCGTCTCGGCCATTGCCATCGAGGTTCGCTCGATCGCGATGTTGAGGGCGGGATGCGTGGTGGTGATGAGTGCAACGTCGGTCAGCAGGACAACGATGCCCCACTGTTCGACCGTCACGTCCACGTTCTCGATCGACAGGGCCACCGCATCGGGCGGCGTACCTTCGGTGAGAGTGGCGGTGGGCAGGTTGAGCCGCTTGTACCGCACGACACGGAGGGTCTTGCCCATCCGCTGTTCGAGCCGGTGCTTCGCGGCGAACTGCCCGAGCTGGAGCTTCTTTTCTGCCAGCTCGTACATACGCTTTGCGATGTAGACGTTTGGAGCGTCGTTCGAAAGCGTAGAAAACTGCGTAGGAGAATCAGGCACTTTGTTCTAACCGTCCTTTCAGGAACAGGAGTGGGCTACACGGCGAGCGGTCTCGTCGGCTCATCGCAGCGCCCCGGTAGCCGTGCGGCGCTGCCCTACGAGACCTTGCCTCTCCGGGCGTTCGTTCGAGACGCCCTCGGAGCCACGCAATCCCTCCTGCGGAGCGGGAGGGCGCGATTGGAAAGCGAGAAGTCAACCGGCTAGGGCCCCAGGGAGCGCCTGGGGGCTTGGCCCCTAGCCGGCGGCACGCGGATTACCTAGGTCCGCGCACCGATACTCGTTGAACTGGAGGGAGACCC